GGGAGCCACGTTGACCAGGCGAACAACGTCCTTGCCGGTCTTGCGCTTGAACGTGCAGGTGTAGGTCTTGATCGGCTCGACCATCCCCGCGACGAACTGTTGGCCTTCTTCGTACTCGACCAACTCCACGCCGGGGTCTTGCATCAGGAACTGGTATTCCTCCTCAGACACCCCTTCGTATTTCTCTTCCGTCTCGTCCTCGGAATCGTCCCAATAGGCTTTGACGTAGCCCACCTTCTGCAGCAGGGCGTCGTGGCTCCAGCCGTAGAACACGGAGAACCAGTCGTTCCGTTGGGTGATGACGTGGTTGACAAAATCAGTCTCTTGCTCGGCACCCTTTACGTCCTCTTGAGACTTAGGAGAGAAGGAGACAACCTCATCTCCACCGCAGAAGATTTCAGCTATGTCCGGCTTGATCCACTCCACCGTGTCAAAGACATCCCGCGACACAACCTGAGAGCGACCAGTGACCTCGTTGCCCATGGGCTCGCCACGGTAATACTCCAGCGACTTTGTACGATCTTCAGAGAGCGTCCCGTACAGCTCGGCCTGGCTCTCATGCTGCTCGATGGCAGTAATCAGGGAGTTTTCATCAGCCATGCTTTGGGGGTCGTCCGGGTTTGGGGCGGTTTTCTAGTGCTGAGAGACGGTTTACGATTTGTTCCTGAAAGGCTTTCAAATCAGCCTCAAACCGAAGGTCGTAATCCCTACGAACTTGGGCGCGAAGCTCATCGACGCGCTGCTCTAGGTCTTTGATGCGGTTCATTAGGGCGATGCTCATTTCAGATAACGCCGGAGCGGGGGTACTTGATCGGCTTGTCCTTGGCCTTCGGTGCTTCGTAAGCAACCGCCATCAGGCCAAAGGCGTCCGCTCCGTGGCTTGACCAGTCGTGCTCAGGACCAAGCCCGATGTTTCGCTGCTCGTCCTTCTTCTCGTGATACCAGCCAAGGGCCTCTCTGCCCGGCTCAGTCGTGTCCTCGTTGAACCACATCGAGGGGAACAGGCGTCTAGCTGCCTCGATCCGGGCCTTTGCAGCGCCCTTGCCTTGGTTCGGTACTACGGTGACCGTGTACCCCGCCTGCTTCAGTGCAGAAGCGTAGGAAACGTCATAAACCTTGTCTTGCGTGGCTCCGTCATGGGGTAGCCAGATTTGCGCCTTGTCTGCCGTGTAGCCCTGAGCCCGCATCCATGCGATGTGAGTCGCCAGGGGCTGGCCTACCTGCTCGTAGTAGTTCAGTACCCGAATCTCTTTACCAATGAACTGCGCGGCCCACATGGCAAAGGCGTCAGCTTTAGCTCCAGTCCCGCCGATGTCGCAGAACAGGCGAATGGTCATCAGGGGATCAGCCGACACCCTGCCGATTCGTTTCTGAGTCTTGGCCTCAACCAACCCTTTGGCGAAGTACGCGCCCTCTTGGACCGTGGCGTACCCACCTTCCCAGATGTGGTCGTACTGCTCCGGTCGTTCGATCAGGTCACGTTGTCTATCCCGCTCCAGCTTCTGCGGGAACTTGGGGTTATCCCGCCAGTTCAGCTCAACGATCTTGTAGCGCGGGTCCGTGTTGCCCCTGAATCGCTTGTCAGTGGCAGACCCTTTGCGAGCCGGGTTCCACGTTACCCATAGTTCCGCGTTCCACCCCTCGCCCTCTTCCCGCAGCGTCGGAATGAGCGTGACCCAAGCCAAGTCAGTGACCGGCTCTGCCTCATCCACCCAGCACAGGAGGATGCGCCCCTTCGACTTGACGCTGGCAATGTTCCGGTCCAAGCCAGCAAAGGCGAAGCTGATCCGCCCATCCCGGCTCTTGATGTACTTCTCGCCTACATCGTAGTAAGCAGCTAGGGCTGGTTCGTCCTCAATGGCTCGCTTGCACTCCTCTAAGGAACTGTCGTCCAGCGAGTTCATGAACTGGCGGGCGCACAGGATGATCCCCGGTATCCCTGCCTGGCCGAACCTCATCCCCCATACAGCAGCCATCTTGGCAAAGCTGCGGGTCTTGGCACTTCCCCGACCCCCGTAGGAGCCTCTTACGTCAGCCTCCCCGTGGAAGACTGGTATCAGCTTCTCGGGTAGGCCAATCTCGATGTCGCTCACTTCAGCGGAACGAGCTTCAACGAGCCGGCAAAGTGAAGCGGGTTTTCCTCGTCACCAGCCAGAGTGACCGGGATCAGCTTCGGGTAAATCGTCACCCAGAAGGCGCGTTCGTTCTCAGGCGTTTCCTGCGCCCAAGCCGTTAAACGCTCCGCACCACCCAATGCCTCGGCTGCGATGGCAATCGCCTCCTTGGCCGCTTTGGTGGTCTTGTTGAGGGCTCCCTTGGGTCTGCCCTTGCCTGCGTTCCCCCTATTGGGGCCTTCTTTACGGTCGTCCATGCTTTAGACCTCCCTTGCGGGTGTAGTCCGGTTAGTGGTTACTAATCAGCCAGCAATCAAGCTGACCTCGGCACCAGTGCCGGAGATTGCAGTGACGTTGCCTCTGATCTTTGCGTAGCTGTCAGAGCTGGTGAAGCTGTCGGAACTGGTGGTAGTGGCGAGGGTCAGGCTGATCGTGCCAAGCGTGTCCCAATTGGTCCCGTTGTGGGAGCCTTGCACTTGGATGGTGGCCGCGCCTGCGCCAGAACTGGTCGTGCCGTGGGCTTGGAAGGTCTTGGCTCCCGTCCATCCCTCTACTGCTGATCCTGCCGCTACGGTCGTTGCATCGACCAAAAGCCATTGGTTTGACATAGTTGTCTCCGGCGTCCTCTTTACTGTTTGGGCGCGAACTGCGCTGTTATCCGCTCCATATCCTCTTGCCCTAGTGATTTGGACGAGAAGTCGGGCCAGTCCTTTGCAGGGACGGTAAGCGCCTGGCAGACTTGCTCGGTCAGCGTCTCCCCGTCATCCATGACGATGATTGGTTGAACGATGACTTTCAGGAGACGGGCCTTCATGCGTTCCCCAATGTCGTGATGGTTCCGCTGGAGCCGCGATACTTCAATGCGCCGGATTCCACGTACAAGACGCCGCCAGCACTCGGGTTGGTTGTGGGTGCCGTTGCGTTCGGAAGGCCAAAAACCTTTGCGGAACTCGTCCCGAAGCTGGTGAAGCCCGCAAGCCCCACGTTCTGTGCGGTGTTCTCGAAAACCAGCAAGTCCCCACTACTGGCCCCGGCATCAGTCCTGCCACCAATGGTGAGGAAGCGAGACGACACCGTGAACCGGAATCGCCTCTTGTCGGCGGTGCCGCTGGTGTTGTAGATGTCGAAATAAGCACCTGCGCCGCTCGCGCTCGCACTCAGGGAGGTGATGTTGCCGCCAGTGCTTCCATTCACCTGAACGGCCAGGTCTGCGCCGGAGACGATCATCGGCGCGTCTTGAACGATCAGCGCCCCGTCCTCAGACCTGATCCAGCCTGCCAGCGTGCCGGATGTAGAGCCGTCCGGCTTGCGCCATTCCATGATCTTTTGCGAAGCGCTGAAACTACGGTAGGCATGCAGCACCATCAGGCTCTGCGCGTTCGCCGACCCATCCACGTTGTTCTGCTGCATGAAAACAGCAGGAGCCGCCCCCTGCCCGCCGTTCACCAGCATTCCGTATGCGCCGGAATCGGTAATGGTGGTGTTTTGCGTCAGCTTGATCCCGATGCCGGTTTTCTTGTTGTTGACGAACAAGCCGGTTCCGGCCTCATCCACACCTAGCCCAATGAGGGCGGCACCAGACCCCATGCTTGCACCTTGGGTCAGGTGAAAGATGTAGCCCGCTGTTGCGTTGTGCTGAAGCTCAAACGTCGAGACGCTGCCGTTTGTCGCGTCAGGCGTGGTGTCCGTCCTCACCACCAACTGAGTAATGGGGCTCAGTGGAAGTGGGGGACCCCAATACTGCTGAAGGTCAGCAAATGCGGGGGTTAGGCCCGTCTTCTTGGCGTCTGTCGTAACGGTCACGGCAGCAGCCACACTTCATAGCTTTGCAGGGTGATCGTCTCGCCCGTGTTCGCCAGTTCTGCGCTCAGAACAATGTCCTGTGCCACAGACGTATCAAGCGAACTGGTTATCACCGAAGTGGTGCTAGTCCCAAGCGCGTTCGCTCCACCAGACGCACCGCCGACCTGAGAGTTGGTGGCCCCCCTGTTCCTGATGCGCCGCATGTCCGAATACGTTGCATTGGTCGTTACCGTGACACTGGAGTAAGCCGTCCCAGCAGCACCGCCAAAGCGAATGCGGAGAACCTTGTTATTTGCGCTGTTGGTGACGGTCCACGTGACGAGAATCATCACGCCGCCGTTAAGACCCATCGCACCGCCAGGCACGGTAATGGTCGCCAAGGCGGTTTCAGTGACCGTGCCTGTAACACTGTTGCCAGCCGCAGACGACGAAGCAAGCAGCGTCATCCCGCCAGTTACGGCGGTCTTTCGCGGATCGGTTGCTACCGTCATTGAGGCTCCAAATAAGAAAGCCCGCTCAGTGGCGGGCTGTGAAGTTCCGATAGTGGAACGGCAATATGCCGGGGAAGCTCTGTGACGAGGTGGCAGGACTGTGCTGCGCGAGCGGCGTCCCCCTAATGGTGTCTAACGAGCTTCCCCCGTGCTGGGGTGGCGGGTGCCAGAAAAGCAAAAGGCCCGCTCGAAGCGAGCCCTTGTGTTGGTTGCGGCCAGTGTGCGCGGGAATTTCACCCCATACCGCCTCACTTGACCGACTTACTTTGCAGAGGCACCTCTCCCACGAAAGATGCCCCAATTATTTTCGACGGAACGCCCGCCACTTTGTAGGTCCGCGCATCCTAACACAAATAATTCCCCTACGCCAACTACCGTTCGTCAGTCCAAACTGAGCCTCGGAGCCAGCATCGCCATAGCCGCACTACCTGCCGCAGCCTGTGCCCGGTCTATCTCTTGTGACAACCAACGGGCCAGGTCGCGCGTTTCATGGGGGAACTGGCGGTCGAAGTTGAGTTTCCCGGTGGCTAGGCAGTGGGAGCACTCATCCCCTTGGATCGGGGTGTCCTTGATGACCGTGTATCCCGTCCCTCCGCAGGGCAGGCAGATGCCGTGCCGGTAATATGCCAAAACAGCCTTAGACAGGTCTTCAGCCTCCACGCGGGAGAACTTCAGGCGAAGGGTGCGGGACCGCTTGAAAGCCATCTCCGTCAGCTCCAGAACCACCGGGCCGGGCTTGCCATCGGCAAACAGGCGAGTCAGGGCGATTCCTAGAGCGTGCCCGTTCTTTGCTGCCAGCCCTGAGGCTCCGAGAACGTCCGTGTCTGAGAAGGTCGTCCGCTCGTCCACCGAAAGGTTGTCGGAGTTGACCGCTTGGGAATATCTCTCGGTGATTCTCATTCCTCTGCCCCTCTCTTGTAGTTGTCAAGCCATCAAAGCAGCAAATGGGTTAGTCACATCCCGCCAAGCGAGTCCCTTGCGAATCTTGTTGATCGTGGAGATGTGCACCCCATAGGCACCAGCCAATTCCCGGGTCGGCTTCTCGCTGGATCGGATGAGACTCACCGCGTCCTGCGTCAGCTTTGCCCGGTGCTCGATGTTGAACGTCCTTTGGCTGGCCGCTCGCTTGAGCTTCACTGACAGGCGGGCTCCGTTCTTTTGGGCAACCTGGGCGTGATTCGTCATCGTCAGATGTTCGGGATTAAGGCACTTTGGGTTGCCGCACTTGGTTGTGATGAGCCGCCCGGCAGGGATCGCACCTTTGACGATCTGCCACACAACCCGGCGGGTGGAAAGGACCGTCCTGCCGTTCTTGCCGTACCCGACATAGAGGTTGATCTTGGGGACGCCTGCGGACGAACAGATGCCAGTCCATTCCCAGCAATCGCCGCACTCGATGCACTTGGCTTTGATGTCGTCTAGGTTCAAGACTGCGCCTCCATGATTTCCTTCATGGTCACGGCCATGGGAATGCGGCAGCTACCGTCCACGGCGTATTCGTGGCGCTTCCTGCCCTCACTCCTTGGGTATCGCTTCACAAACCCTCGGGCGGCCATCATTCCGATGAAGTTGCACACCTTCTCGCTGGTGCTGCCTAGCTCCTGGGCAATCTCACCCACACCCCAGCGGCCACCATTGCTCAAGATCAGCAGCCAAATGGTCTTGGTGCTCAAGCTGTCGTCTTCTGTCACTCGTTCTCCAATCTCTTTTCCATGCGTCTTAGGCGCTTGCCCATGACTGCCTTAAACCGCTTGTAGTAGTCGATAGGCGGCTTGAACGTCTGGTTCTGCGCCATCAGCCAATCAACCTTGTCTTGCCCGATCTTTGCGATCAGACGGGGGCGGTAATCGTGGATGTTCCCGCCCTTGTCCTTGTTGCACGATGAGCAGGATTTGTGAATATTCCAGAGGTGGAATTGCACCGCCGACGCTGCTCCGTGGCTCCTGAAGTGCGATCCGTGCCACTGACCTCCCCACGTTGCCGGGAGATGGCAGGAGATGCACCCATCGTTGCGGTCCCGAAGCCGGGCGATCTTCTGCACGATCTTTCGGCACTCGTCCTCCCACTGAGCGCGCGTCTTGATCTTCTCTTTGCGCTCCCGGAATGCTTCCCGCTCCTTGGTCTTGTCCAGCCTCACCTTGCGATGGGCGCAGCGGGGAGAGCACACCGCCTGCATGGGCCTGGCAGGCATGAAAGGCTTGGCGCAGACGCTGCACGCCTTGGACTTCGGGGCGTGGGGGCGGAGGGTCATTCCGGCGTCAACCACTCAAAGCGGAACTTCCACAGGTAAAGAGCTTTTCGGTAGCCGTTGCGCTCAGAGAAAAGCGCGAGACTTTTCGGCCTCATGCTGACGTGCGGGCCGTAGCCGCAAATGCGGAACCAGAAGCACAGGCTGTAGACGCCTCGCCCCATTGCTCCGCAGAACAGCGGAAATTCGTTCATTGGCTCAACTCCACTCCGTTCATTGCCGCCCATGCGTGCAAAAATTCAACGAATTCGCTTGCGTCCTGCTTGGTGAACTTGCGGGACTGCAATCCAATCTCCACCACTCCATCCCCGGTCAGGTTGGGGATGACCTTTCCCCTTGGTCGCTTCGTCTCTTTGGCGAAGGCGTCCAGCAACAGGCGCTTCCAGCTCTCCGCGTCCCACTTCGATCCAAGGTGGGAGGCTTGCTCCGCGATTTCCGCGATAGCCGCGTGGTACTTTTCCTCTTGGCTGCGGGACTTGATGGGACGCGATGAAAGACTCTCCGGCCGGTTAGTGGACGAGCCCACATGAAATGAATTCACTTCCTGCTCCAGTTCTCATAAGCAGCACGCGGGGTCTGTCCACAGGCCCAAGTCATGGAGGACTCAGCCAATCGACCACACCTCCACCAACCGCGATACAGCCACAGGCGAGGCTTGGCAGGCTTGGTGTCTTCAAGAAGGCTGACCATGTGGGCTCGTCCTTTGCATAGGGCGGAGAGTCACGCTTCGATTCCAAGCTGCTCCGGCCTGCGGATAGGCTCGGCGGCGAAGAGGGGGCGTTGCTTGTAGGCTTGCTCGATGCGGCGGCAAGCGATGTCGAAGTACTTGGGTTCGCGCTCGATGCCGATGAAGGAGCGATGCATCTGCACCGCCGCCACACCTGTCGTGCCGGAGCCCATGAAGGGATCGAGAATTAACAGCGCATCTCCAACCTGCTCGATGCACCATTGCATGAGAGCCAACGGCTTCTGAGTGGGATGCTCTGGGCCTTCCTGCCAGAGATGCGTCCGGTGGAGTTGGAAAATGCGCAGCGGCTTGTCCAAGTTCGTGTAGGCAAGCTCGCCGTCCGACATCGTTAGGCCCTTCTGTGCCTTATCCCAAACGAACCAGCAGCGCGCAGCCGGGAGCCCGAAGTAGTTGCCTCCCCAGATGACTTGCACCTTGGAACACGCCCGCAAGGCGTCAAACAATTCGATGCTGGGCGTTTCGCTGTCCCACCCCATGAACTCATGCGCCTTGCGGAGCTGAGTCCCGTTCCTGCGCTCAGAGCCCTTCTGTCCATCTATGCCGATGCCGTAGGGCGGGTCCGTAATCACCGCATCCACCTTCGGCAGCGTCGGCAGAATCTCCATGCAGTCGCCCAGATACAGCCGGGCGTCTCCGATCTGCTCAACCCTCATCTTTCATCTCCCTCACCGGCAACCCTTGGAACATTGCTGCGTATTGGCGAAGCCTTGTCGTCAGCAACTGCACCAAGCAAGCGTTGCGCTCTGACTCGCTGTCGGGGTAGTGCCTTTGGGCGAGCGAATGCAGCATCTCTAGCTGCTCGTCAATGCTTGTCATTTGTCCTTGATCCACTTTTCCCGTGTCGCCTGTATCTCCAGGCTCACCGGCTGATGTTTCTTGCAACCACCGTGGGGTGGCAGGTATTCCCATCTCTCGCCAAGTGCGCAGACACACAACCGAAGCCGAACCATCGCGGGCGGGGTCTTTTTCGGTGTCCAGTGTTCGCACGTCAGGCAGTCAGGCATCCGTCACCCAGCACGATCAGCGCCCACTTCACGCGAGACGGCTCAACACGCAGGCCATTCCTCACCAGGTCGAGGATTTCGTGCGCCAGCCGCTTCTTGGCCGGGATGTTGTTGCGTAGGGTCATGCGTGCTCTCCCTTGTGCGCCAGTGCCTCTTTAGCCATCCGAAGGACGAGCGGGGCGATGCGCTCTCCACCGTCCGCGCGGCCAACGATTCGCTTGGCCCAATCCACACCGATGCGCCCTGCAGGCTTGCTGAGGACCGGGGCGAGCTTTGCCAGTTCTTCCGCAATGCGCGCAGGGTCGGCCTTGGGAGCCTCCAGGCGGGGCAGTTCGTCAGGCGGTGCGCGGCGGGCCAGAAACTTGAACTGGAGGGCGTTCGGGGCCGTTTCCGGGGGCAGGTTTTGCAGCGCCCAAGCAATCGCCTTGGGGTGGTTTTCAAACCCTGAAAGCTCATGCGCCCAATCGGATTTCACGGCGTTCAGGTCGATATCCGACCACTTGCGCAGGAACGACTGGCCGTAGATCAGGGTCAGCTTGTCGAAGATCCTGTCAACCCAGGAGACGGGTAGTGCCATCGGTGGCCTCCATGTCGAAGAATTGGGCGGCGTCTTGAACGGCGACACCGGGAGCCGCTTGTTGGGTGCGCTGGCGCTGTTCGGTGCGCCACTGAGGTTCGGCTGAGCCGGAAACAAGGCGGGGCTTCTTCGCCTGCCTCTCTGCGTACCAGTCGGGGCGGAACCCGATCCAGCCGTATTCGCAGCAAGCCTCCACCGCACGCTCCACGGTGATCCCGGCATCCTCTGCCCCTCGGATCAATCCCTTGGCAGCGGTGCTGGTGAACTTGCCCCCCTTCTTTGCCCTCCTGACCTCCAGGTAATCGGCAAACAGCGCGGGCGTCACGCCCGGAAGGGCGTCGCTTCCCACTTCTCCTGAACGTAGTGAAGGAGAGTGGGTTTGGCTTTGGCTTTGGCTAGCTTTCGAGCTGGGTTCGTGCTGGGTTCCATCTGATAACCCGCTGGGTTCTTGCGGGGTTTTCGGTTTACGGGGTCTGCCACCCTTCTTCCCGTTCTCCCTGGCTGCTTCAATCAGGGGACGAGCCTTCTCGATCTGCTCGTCTGCCTTGCTCTGTGTCCAGCCTTCCGGGGTCTTCTCCCAGAACCGGGCCAGCACCTTGTCTACGTCGATGCGATCAGCCTTGGTCATGGCGCGGCAGATGCTGTAGCACTCGTCTGGGGGAATGGGTTGCTCGGTGCTGTAGTAGTGGTCCAGCAGGCGGTCGTAGGCTCCGAACTGAGCGAGCGTCAGCCCGCCTGTCTTGGCCGTGATGTCGCCAATGAACCGCTTGTAGAAGTTCACGCAGCCAAGCCTCTCGTCCTGCTACCCCGCACCCGCAGCGCCTCGGCTTCGGCCTGCCACCACCTGTCACGGTCCCCAGCGTCTGCCAGGTTTCCGTGCTTCTCGTACTCACGTTGGGCAGCGCAGAACCTCTCAGCGCATTCGCAGATGTAGGTCTGCAAAGCTGAGTCACTCATCTCGGACAGGGTTTCGAGGTTCTGTCTTACAAAATGGATGAGCGTCGATGCGGGAAACTCAGGCGAGCGCGAATCCGTGTCGTCGCTGGCGTCAAGGGAAAGAGCGGGGATCATGTTTTGTCTCCGGGTTAGGCGGTTGCCTTAGCGAGAGCTGCGTAGACCAGAGGCGTGACGGCGACAAGTTCGCGCCATTCCTCGTCCGTATAGTCCACGAGGTTCCCGCCCTCCTTGCTGTCAGCGGCCACGGGAATCAGCTTTGCAAGCCGTTGCAGCGCCTCCAGCAGTTCCGGGGCTGCAGCTATCAGGCGGGCGTCTGCCTTCATTCGCTCAAGCGCGGGGGGTGCGATTTCCTTGCACCACTTCTGACCGTAATCCGCACCGTCTAGGCAGACAGGTCCAACGCGAATTCCGCCAGTCATGCAGTCGTATCCAAGGCAATCGTCGTACTCACCAATGGCCCACGGTCCCGGCGTGTGCGCAGCCTTTCCGAGACTCTCCGGCCCATTCGCAGGCAATTTCAACTTGACCGAGCTGTCCCCGGCTTCTCCACCAATCGGCTTGAACCCTTTAACTGAGCGGTCCAGCCGTTCGATTTCGGCCAGCATCAGCGCGGCGGCGCGCACTAGATTGCGGCGTCTGTCCTTCGGCTTCCACCACTGCACGGACCAGCCAGTCCACTCCCACAACTTGCGCAGTTCCACCGTGCCCACCTGGATGGCGCGCTGGTCAGCGATGGCATAGCACGCTGCCGCCACTGCCATGGCACCGTCGCCGTGTTCGTCGTCGTGCTGCGCCGTCCAGCCCTCGGCATTGATCTGGCGATGCCGCTCGGCCAGCACATCGCGTGCAGCCTCGGAAAGACTCTCCGCCGTGCCGCCGGACGAGCCCAAATGGTCTTTGTTGTCTTCCATGTCACACCCTCGGATGGTTATGAGGATCGTTGTTATCCTGCTCACAGCTAGAGCAGAAGAACCAGACAGCACCGAAAAGGAATCCAACGATGCAGGCGGTCATCCAGACGTAATCGGGGATTTCAGGCAGGTTCATTGCTGCTCCTTGCGGCCAATCAACAGCCAATGAGAGAACAATCCCGCCGCAGAAAAGAACGTGGCGGTCCACCATTCGGACAAGGTGTCACCAACAAAGAAGCCCGCAAGGGCGAATCCCAGCGCCATGCCGACGCCAACCGTTAGGTAACTCATGCAGGCTCCTTAAGTGATGCGAGCATGTTCAGCATTTCCGGGACCGCCCCTTCCAGCTTGGCAAGCAAGCGAGAGCGACGGGCCTCCGGGGTGTCCATGTACTTGGCCGCGAGGTATTCGATAACCGCCGCAGCCTCCCCGGTGCTGGCAATCCATGCCTCCAGGTCGTCGCAGTTCATGCGCTGGGTGTCGCCCTCTGCCGGGTTCAACTTGCGGGCCAGCGTGCTAGGAGCCATGTCCATATCCCCGGCCTGCGTCTTTTGCGACTTCGCCGTCACCGTGGATCGGTGCGCTACGTAGTGGCGTAGAGTGGGGAAACGGTCGGGTAGCGCAGGCTCAAAACTGAAGGTCAGTTGAGAGGGGGAAATAGATGGCATGTTGGATTCCCGTCTGTTGCCGTCTCAGCGCGAGACAAAAAAACGATGATTCAGGAATGCGAAACCTGAGCACCCAGCCTGTGATCCACAGCACCGAGGAACGTCAAACCAGCAATGGCCGGATGAGCCGTGGGAACTGCGGGAAGGGCAACGACAGCAGGCTTGGGAGCGGCAGGGCCGTCCCTGGCGATCATTGCGGCGTTGAGGCGTACACATCCATCGAGGTGGTACGAGCCTTCATGGGTTCCGCAGAATCGGCAGTTGCTGGCGGGCTTGTCTTCCGTCTCCGCGAAATACACGGACATGGGCTGCTCGGTAATGGGGGCGGCGACAGGCTGGTAGATCGCAGCAACGCGGTTCTGGGACTCGACTGCACGTTTGCAGTAGTCAGCCCAAACTTGTACGAGGTAGCTTTCGGTCATGGTCTTCTCCGGTTGGATAAGGGGGACTACTCAGGCAAGTTCGGCTTCGACGGCTTCGTCAACGATCCGCACGGCCTCTGCGAAGGGGATGCCAGTGAAGAACTCGCTGCACTGGTCGGTTGCGCGCTGACCAATGAGTCGAACCGTGTAGAGGGCTTCCCTCTCGGCGGCCAACGCCGTCTGCCTGTGGGCAAAGCGCGCGGAGGCATGGAAGCGAACAACGTCCACTTTCCCGAAGTAGCGGCGAGCCTGAGTCAGAGTGCCGGACAGGCGTTCGCGAGCCATGGTGGTCATACCGACCTTCACCACGCCGTTGCTGAACTCACTGACGTAGAGAACGGGGCCGGAGTCGCGGGCAACCTCGGGGAAGCGGCCATGCAGGGTGCCGGGCTTGCGGTAGTTCATTCAGGTCGCCTTCGCCTGTTCGTTGTCCTGGCTGAACAGGTCCGGGCGGGCCAACTCGAAGTAACGACGCCATGACTTGGGCATGTCGCGCTCCTTGCCGTCAGCGTCCTTGCCGTACCACTGCGACACAGCCTGCGGTGTCAGGTCGCACAGCCGCGCCACCTCTGATGGGCCGCCGAGGGCGTCGATGATGGTCTTGGAGTCCATTGAGTTTCCGAAAGAGGTCTTGCCTGTAATATACAAGAGGTCTTTCATTTGCGCAAGTAGTCTTGCCGAAATGGATGGGACCTACAGCGAACGGCTCAGCCGCGCCATGGAACTGGCGGGCTTGAAAGGTCGCGATGCAAGAGGGAAATTGGCCGAAGGGCTAGGGATTTCCGTGCAGGCCGTAGGGCAAGTTCTTACCTCGCCCGCCCGCTCCTTCTCTGCTGAGATAAGCGCCAAGGCCGCACGTTTCCTGCGGGTAGACCACCACTGGCTGGCAACCGGCGAGGGAGAGCCACGGCCAAAGTCGGCGGTATCAGCCGAGGCAATGGAGTTCGCCAGGCGCTACGACAAGCTGGACGCGGAGGGCCGGGCCAAGTTCTCGGCCGCCATCGTGCTGGCGCGCAAAGGCGTCTCCGATGAGCAGGTGGAGCGCGACATGCCCATCACAGCCAAGCGGCCCAAGCAGCCGACGAAAACCTAGTACACAGCGGGCAGACAGTCGCTCCGGGGCGTGGCCCGCACTTGGGCAAGCACGCGCACCATCTCCCCGCCGGAGTCATCCATGCCGATCAGAAGCATGTCGGTAGACACTCCGTACAGGATGGCTAGCTCGCGCAGCTCCAGCACGCTAGGCAGGGTACGCCCAGCCTCCCAAGAGGACACGGCTTGCCGTGTTCGCAGAAAGTCGCGGGCGACATCCTGCTGGGTGAGTTCGGCGGCGAGTCTTGCCCGGCGCAACCGATCCCCTATTTCCTGGCGCATTTGAGCTTGCATTACTTCCCCTGATGGCGGCGGCGTTTGCCTTCTCGCTCAGACCATCGTAAGCCTTTCGAGGCGGCGTCCTACAGACGAATTACGAAAGGTTGAGTAAAGCAATCGTTGCGAGATTTAGCACGGTTGCCAGCCCATGTTTGCGCAGCGTTGCGCAACACTGGCTTTCCATCCAGCATCTTCGTCCCATCACAGGTACTACTTTCATCGGGGTTTACCCGTAGAACGTCAAATTCCTGTTGCTCCGACTGAAAGACCTCTTGCGCTTTAACTGAAAGAGGTGTTTAATCTCTCCATCGGCTCTAACGAGCCAAACACTGGAGAGAAGCGAGATGAGCGAAGCGAAGCACACGCCGGGACCGTGGCACGCCGCACAGACGACCGTGTACGCGCTGCATGGTCATCCGCTGCGCAATCGTTTCAGCGCCTCGGTGCAGGGCGGCCGCCGCGATGACGCGGAGTGGGGTGAGCTGCTCGCCAACGCCCGCCTGATGGCTGCTGCACCGGAACTGCTGGAGGCGTGCCGCGATGCTTTGGACGCTGGCAACGATGGCGACTGGCAATCCGCAGAGAAGGTGCTGCGCGCCGCAATCGCCAAGGCTGAGGGAGCCTGACATGGCCTACCAACCCCACCCTACTGGAGATGAGATGACCAACAGCCATGAAGTCCATTTGGTAGTGCCTTCCCTGACGGCGGAGAGTCTTTCATCGACCGCTGGCGTGGAAGTACCTGCCGCGCCTCTGCGGGTGCAGTCCTATCCGCTCACCGAGCAGCAGCGCGAAATGCTGTCCTGCCCTGGTGTGACGCATATCCCCGGACGAGCAGCCCTTGATGTGAAGGAAGATGACCGTGGCTGACCTGACCAACAACCAGCGCAACATCCTCAGCGCGGCCGCCGTCAACAAACTAGGCGTGGTCGAGCGTCCCTACCTACCCGGTTTCGAGGGTGTGACCTGGAACCGGAACGCGACGAAGCTGTGCGAGCGCGGCCTGCTCAAGCCTTACGTTCACGGTGGTTTCGAGATTACCGATGCTGGTCGCGCCACCATCGCCAAGGCAACCGGCGACCTGACATGAGCGGGTTTCTGCTCCATCGCTGTCTAGGCCTTGCCTACATCGTTGACGGGCTGTGCATCTTTTTCACTGGCCGCAGTCCGGTGTCGTCGCTTTCCGTTGCCCGGCACATGGCCCGGAGCCGTCTGAAAGCGTACGGATCAAATGAACAAAAGGATCAGCAATGAACCTCGTCACCTTCCCTCCCCACTCCGACACCCTCGGAGCGCATGAGAACTACTCCGTACTGACAGACCAGGCAGACGAAGCAGACATCCGCCGCCGCGCCGAAGAAGACGCAGGCGTCAGGACTCGGCCAGCAAGGAAGGAGATTGCCGCTCTGGCAACGAACCTCACCGAACTGGAGCTAGGGGCGCTTGTCTCGTCCCTCATCGGGGCAGTGGCTAAGTGTGGATGGAGCCATACCACTACCGGAAAGACGGTGACGGAGTACCTGCTGGATGTGCAGGAAGCTATTGAAAGGGGATGCGAATGAAAGTGCGATCCATCTTTGAAACTGGCACAACCCGCGTGGTGCTCATCGCTGAAACCGAGGCCGAGATGCGGATGCTCGGAGTGCTTGGCACGGAGATGGCCGCTACCGCCATCGTTCACCACGAAGGCCACGCAAGCTACAAGAAGGTGTCCTCCATCCAGATCGAGCTAACACCGAAGGCGGGGGAGCAGGCATGAACGCCCGTAACGCCCCTTTGAGGTTCGCCAGAAGGATGGGGGTTCTGTGATGGCTCGCAATGTAGTGGTCAATCCAGGCGACAGATTCGGGTTCTTCACCGTTCTGGAGGAAGCACCGCGACAACGCCGAATTGACGGGACATCGCTCCGGGCCTTTGTTCTTCGGTGCGATTGCGGCACTGTTAAGACTGTTCGGTTGGCCCATATCAAGGCGGGTGTGACTGTTAGCTGTGGCTGCTTCAACCGCACTGCAACCATGGCGAAGATGAGAGAGGCCCGGATCACCCACGGCGCTTCCAGAACTCCCGTTTACGAGGTGTGGAAGAAGATGAAGGGGAGATGCCACAACCCGGAGGATCGAGCATACCCATGGTATGGGGGACGAGGCATCGAGGTCTGCCAAGAGTGGCGAGACAGCTTTGAAGCCTTCGCCGCATACATGGCGAGCGCCCGGCCAGGATGAGCGTGGATCGCATCGACACGAACGGCAACTATGAGCCGGGCAATGTGCGATGGGCCACCTATTCCCAGCAAGCCCGCAATACCCGTCGGAACATCTTGGTGATCTTGGACGGCTCAAAAGTCACCCTCGTGGAAGCGGCAGAGAAGCGTGGCTGGGTTTATGAGAAGGCCCGCACCGCGATACATCGGCATGGCGAATACCAAGGAGTTGCCCGTGTTTAACCCACAACAGTATCGCGGCCTCCGATTTGAGCGGACGGCGAGCGCAGCGTTCAAGGATGCGTCCTACGCCGACCCCATCGAGGGACCGGAAGAAGGCCCCGGCCTGCTGATTAGCCCGATGTTCTGGATCGGGGGAATCCTGGCGGTCGCTTGCTGGACTGGCATCTGGATGGCGATTGCGTTCATTCTGGAGAACATCTGATGACCAAGAAACTGACGCCGTGGTTTCCGCCTGAAGTGAAGCCAGCAAGGAAGGGCGTGTACATCGGCAGCATCTTCCGGGACGACGGCCTGTATCGCTATTGGGACGGCGTTGCTTGGTCGTTTCCAGAAGAAAGCCCACAGGAGGCTTACCGCTACCGCAAGGACGGCAAGAGAGGCCATAGCGAAATTAGTGAGGATGTGGAATGGCGAGGACTGGCACGGAGGCCAAGGTGAACCCGGCCCACAAGTGCAGCGACTCTGTTTGCTCAGAGAGGTATTGCGCTAACCGTTGTCCTTTCTTTACACCAGAGGAAGAAATGCAGAAAGACCGTTTTTCTTACTTGGGCTCGTCGGGAGATAGGCCGGAGAGTCTTGCAGAGGCCGCCATCGAGCACATCGCCAGCCAATGGGACGGATTCTTCTACGAAAACTCCTTCGGCGGAGACATCGACATCGGCGCGGCAATCCGAGAAGCGTTCGACAAGTTCATGACGATGGAGCGTGCCCAGCCGTCGAGTGACTCTCCGGCGTCAGGTCGGACGGGCCAAAGTGAAAAAGACGGCTGTTCTGTCTCCACTCTCCAAGCACGAATCACCGAACTGGAAGAAGCACTGGATGACTTGCTGGACCTCGTGCAATGGTCGGTGAGTTCGGACAGCCCCGCAATGGTCCGTGCCATCGCCGCACTGAAGGAGCCCAGCAATGACTGACGAAACGCCTATCGACAGAGGACCGTTGACCCAGCCCGTGGAGTTGTTCTGCAGTTCCTGCCGGGAGGGAGGATGCCCCGTTCCTGGCGCTTGTGAGATTCCTTCTGGTGAACAAGCACGAAGCATCAAGTTCCTGGCGGTTCTTACTGCTCTTCTTAGAACTACGAAAGGCAAACAGCCATGAATTTCCACTTGGGCTCGTCCCCCCTGATAACGGAGAGTCTCTCCAAGGTTCGCGGCGTGCTCTCCGACCTGTCAGCCGTTTTCACCGAAGCCGTGCGCGTCTGGAAGCGCCGCAGATGGCTTCGCAACTACCGCGCTTCCATCCCTGATCCGTTCAACACCCACTAAGGACACGAACATGGCCAAGATTTCCGAAATGCTCCCGAGCAACTACCTCAAGCAGACCGACTTTCCCGAGGACTACGTTGTCACCGTCCGCGCCATCGAGCGCAAGAACATCGCTATGGACGGCAAGCCCGCCGACTACAAGTGGCTCGCCCACTACAACGAGTTCGAGAAGCCGATGGTGCTGAACGCGACCAACATCCAGCTCATGGCGAAAGCCTGCGGATCGGATGACACGG